ATTGAAGGTAACTCCGCGACTGCGGTCAGTTACCGTATTGGCGGCAGGTTGAGTCGCTTCGCCAATCACATCAGTAAAAGACCCCGAAGTTGAAAAAGCAATCCGATCACCATGCGAAACCATGATGTGGTCAGTTCCATCAGTCTCATGGTGTGACCAAATCCCAGAAATATCATTCGCTACCGCAGTAACATTATGAGCATCCAAACCATCGCGTTGCTGAATACCGCCACGCGGATCCACATCAACATTTAACAAGTCAGCCGACTCGTTGCTTTGCAACTGGAACTGATCAGCGCGATAGTTTAAGCCGCCAGTAAAATCCTGCTGGCTTAGCATCCTGTATTGACGGGACGCCATTATCTACTCCCAGTTGAAACGTAGACGACCAGAAGCACCAAAGCGAGTGCCGAAACGAGTACGAGGAGTCCCAGCGTTCAACACAAGAGGTTGAGGTGCGGGTGAGTCATCGTACCGAGCGGTTAAGTTATCCAACTCGGCCCCAAAAATACCCATGTATTGTTGTGCCATCTGCGGATCCTCCTGCTGATGGTAAGCCCTCGATAAGCCATACGCAGTCAACAAGCGTTGAAACGGTTCAGGCAAATCAGGAGTAGCCGTACCAGAAACACCAGAACCAAACGGAGCAGCATTACGATACCCGCGCACAGTCACAGTCAGAGCCGACCCAGGAGTTGGATACAGGCGAACCGTATCCCCCCAAAAAGCCCAATACAAAGGCGAACCGCTCGATTCAGAATCCAAGGGATACATCAAGTCGCTGTCATCGCGCCCAATGTATTCCAAAATGCGATCATCAGTACGCAACTGGCCAATCTCACGAATCCCAGGCTCCACGGTTGCTCCATCGTGAGTAAACTGGATACCAGCCCCCACAACATCCATCGAATAATCCTTCACACCACTCGACGTGGTGAACGTTGCCTCAGTCTCAAAAAATGGCCAACGCTTCTTAGAATAAACAATATGGTCGTAGCCCTCGGCGAGCATCCGAGCCAACACGTCGTCGGCAATATCTGTCGCATCAACATCAACAACAGACCTAATGTAGGAACGCATCGCGTCGAGATTCATTATCGTTCACCATGAAACCAGCAAGTACTGGTTCCATCTAACGGGCGGGCCAAACAATCGCCGCCACCCTTTTTACCTGCCTTGCAAGAAGGAAGCACTTCCTGTATAGCGGAATCGAAGACTTCTTCTTCGATGACTTCGCTAACCCCAGGGACAAGCCGTGCATTTGCGTTGCCTCCTTCAGCATAAACGCCCACGCGTTCACCAGTAATAGCAGGGCGCATGTTAGCGCCGTAAGAAACTGCCAAAACACTTCTTGCTCCCATTAATACCTTTCAAACAAGGGTAGGGGACGGAGCCTAAACTCCGCCCCCACCACAATGTTACCTAAGCGGTACGTGCAGTCAGTTTGCCCTGACGTGCGCGGTTGCTGACGGTCAAGTTGCCGTAGCACAAGATCTGTGAGAACACAGCGTCTTGGTTGGTTGGACGAACAAACGGAGTGTTCTTGAACCAAGTGTCGCTATGACCAACGAGACGGAGGTACTTGTTATTCAAGAAGTACATCACGCCAGAAGGACAAGCGTCATCAAAGGTTACAGGAGCGCCCTTATGAAGCAAGTTTTGGAAACCTGCATCAGCGGTGTTCGCATCGGTGTAACGAAGTTGTGGTTGAAGCAATGCTTCATACGCTTCGTACAACGTTTGGGTAGTTAACTGGATGGTAGGTTGATCGTTGCCGACGGACACGCTGTTGTAAGCGGTTCGCATGGAGGCAAGAGTCAAAGAACCAGCGGTGTTTTCCTCGTAGGATTCCCACCAGTCGTTACCTTGGCCTGAAGCGTTGTTGATTCCACCAACGGTATCGTCAGCAGATTCAACAAGGTTTCCAAGACCTTCCCAGTCTTTGCCACTATTGCCAGTACCATCGGCGAACAACATGGTGTTCATGTCCTCAATGATTGACTCTTGGGCTTGAAAGATTTTACCTTCAAGCAGGTCAATGATTTCGGCTTCGCCGTTGTTTTTGGCTTCTTCAATACCACTAATGGTTACTGTTGCTGCGTACTGTTTCCAGTCGAACTCAGCAGCAGAAATGCCAGTTTGTGCGGTGGTTGAAATAGTGTCGCTACCATCGTAAGAGCCAGTAGTGCTGTTCTGACCGTACATGATAGGAACAACGATTTTAGAACCGCCACTAATACGCCGAATAGATTGACCGTTGGTCAAAGCGTAAAATAATGGACGGGCAGTAAAAATGTTGTCCGTTAGTTTGGGTATGTAGTTGTTGAGTGTAGTACTCAGGATTGCGTCGTAACTAGAGTTACCAGCCATAATATGTGTCTCCTAAAGACGTAGTTGTTAGGGGCTATGCGCCCAATGCTTCCTTGGCTTGAAGGAATGCCTCGCGGATAGTCGAAGGAGTCTTGCCTGACGCCGCCGCCGAAACAACTGCACCAGTTTGCTTAGATCCACCATTTTCAACAACAGTTGCATCGCGTTTAGCGTCAACAACTGTACGTTCTTCCTCTAGTTTGCGAGCCTTTTCCGCCACTTCGTTAAAACGCATGTGGGCGTAAGCCGCTTCCAAGTTAGGAATCTGGTTTTTCAAAGCATGCTGAAATAGTTCTTGTTCGTCGAACGAGCCATGCTGATCCTTCAACCCAGCGATTTCCTTATCCAAGGATTGCTGTCGTTGAATCTTTGCCTGCGACTCCAACTGTTGCTCCAACCGATTGATTCGGTCAGATTGAGGGTCATCGGGTTCCCAGTCCAAATCGTTGCTGGACTGAGTACTCATGTTATCCTCCACCCCAAACGCTTGATGCAACGCAGTAAGCGTTCCCGAAGGATCCGCCTCCAACGCTGAAACAATCGCTTCGGCCTGTTGTAGTCGTTGACGTTCGGAAGCCAAATCTTGCGTCTTACGGGTGTAATCGGCTTGACGTTGGTATCCGTCTTGAAGTTCACTTAGGCTGACCTGTTGCTCTTCGCCATCAACTTTGATGGCGTAAGTTTCCGCAGGTTCCAGCGAACTGTCGGTGTTATCAGATTCCACAGCGGCATCAGGGATACTGGAAGATTCCAGCCCCGCATCCGTTATGTCAACTGGTGTTTCTTCGGACATTCGTCCTCCTCAGGAGTCCCCCGCAAGCAACGTGCTTACCGAGCGGTTATTCCTATAAGAAAGGGAGGGGTGTCCCACCAATCACATGTTGGGAAGTTCCATGCCCATCTGGCCCTGCATTTGGGCCAACAGTTCAGGGGGAACGCCACCAGTTGGAGCGAATGCTCCCATCCCAGCGGGAGGAGGCATCGGTGCGCCTCCACCCATCGGTGGTGGCCCCATCGGAGGCCCACCCTCGGGAGGCATCGCACCCTCGGGAGGCATCGCACCCTCAGGAGGCGCAGGCTGTTGCTGCACTAAGAACTTCTCAGGGTTAGAGATTCCGAAGCCTTGTTGTAGAACGTGGCGAGCCAACGCCCCAGGGTCAATGACTTCGCCAACGAGTGGGCCGAGTGCATTCAATAGCGAAACTGCCGATTGGCGGCGAATCGTTTCGTTCATAGGTTGCGTCGAACCAGCCTCAACAACGAAATCGTATTCACCGATAATGTCATCACGTTCGTACCTGACATACAAGTCTTTACCGTTCTTGCCTGACACACGAGCCATCTGCTCGCCTGTCATGTAAGCCTGAACGAGTTGCAGTACACGCCGCGCCACTTGGCCGATGCATAGTTCAACAATGGCCAACTTGTCGGAAGCCCTAGCGTTACCCGCGTCAGCGACAATAGCCGCCTCGGTAGCGGTGCGACGAATCTCAGGCATCGCTCCACGCGCATACTCTGAAACACCCGAAACAGTATTGATATCCTGTTCGATGATAGACGATGTGTTGTAAACATCGCCAGACAAAGGAACCTGAGGCATAGGGACAACAACCTCAGACAAAGGCTTATTTTCGTCGATAACAGGAACCAAACGGTTATCTTCGTCAGATTCCAACGCTGCACGACCCTCGGGGCCAAATGAACGCTCATGGTACAAGTATTTACGGGAGAACCGTTTCCTAGCGTTCACCAACTGGCTTCTAGTCTTATCCAACTCTTCTTGCAACGATTCCATAGCCTCCAAATCACCCATAGGGTAGAAATGGTC